ATACTAAATTGACACTTTTTCATTATATGATATATATTTCCTAATATTTTTATTTTAAGCACTACCTCTAGACATAAAGCGACTGAGTTGTAACCACATACTTTAATATCATGGACGGTATGTTACGTAACCGGCTTAACAATTGAATATCCCCAATCACTTCGGCGACTCTCTCTAATTCGTTGGAAATATTGACAATTTTGAGTAAACATTTCACAAACTCACCTAAACAAATGTCTTGTTCCTCCGCCATGGATTGTATTAAGAATTTACATTGTTCAGGGGTTTCAGAATCACACCAATCTTTCATATATCGCAACAAATCGTAACTTATGTTACAATCTGTCCCCGTATTAACGCGTAACTCGGATTCTTTGTCGTTGAAATACGTTAACATACTAGCAACCTTACTAACAACCGACATCAAAGTCAAGTCATTTGACACAAAGGTTTCCACTTTTAAATCATCCGATACTTTCAAGTTGGTAAAGCAACTAAACAATAATACTAACTGAACACTTGACATTAAATTTATGGTATTGTCTTCAAATAAGTTGGCGAAAACAAGACAATGTACCTCTCGTATGTTACTCGCAACTAATCCTTTTAACGTTAGGGTATATTTAAAACTGTCCACCGCTGAAATAAACAGGTCTTTCTCTAGCAAATGTAATACGTTTCGTATATTATTCTCGACAAACTCTTCGGTATTTTTATAGTCATATAATGACTTCTCGTAGTCGGATTTTGCGGTCTCCAATCTTTCGCATATAACTTGCTCTTGTTCCACAAACTTGTAGCTGTTTAAAATAGATTGAATCTGTTTCTCCGCATCTCTTTTGCTTTTGTTTACCGAATTAGCTCGTTTTCTTACCAGCTCTGAATATTCTTGAATGACCTCCAAGGGAGTATTTAATGTTTGAATTTCCTCTTCGGCCTTTTTTAAAATACTTAAAGTATGCTCAGTCGTTTGATTCAATTCTTTCAGTTGATTTGAAATGTCGCATTGTATCATGCTTTTCTCCGCAAATAAATTAAAATTAAAGTTTTCTGCTGAAATAAAACTCAATAAAAGATTGTACGATATCTTGAATTTAGACGATATCTTTTGTGGGCTGCCCCTTAACATGGTTTTGTATTTCGTAGTTTCCACCGGTCGAAATAAATTGTTCAGATGAATCACGTGTCCAACCGTATCCAACCCTAACCGACCCGCACGACCCGCGGCTTGAACATATTCGTGCCCCGCTAGAACAGTACAACTCTCTCCATCGTGTTTATAAATATCTGTAAAAATACTAGTTTTTACTGGCAAATTCAATCCGATCGCGACAGATGTCGTACAAAACAACAATTTTATTTTGCCTTGTTCAAACAGAATTTCCACAATCTCTCTTAAAATACTTATCATCTTGGAATGGTGAATCGCAATTCCTTTCTCCAAAAGTCTGACCAATTTGTGGTACTCTGGTAATTGTAAATATTCTTCATAGTTTGGCAATCTGCGAATAATTTGTTCGCATTCTCTCCTAATGGTATACGAAATCTTGGAATCAAACTCTAATAATGGCACCGTTACTTCTTCCGCACACTTTTCCAGTTGCTTAATAGAAAATACATAGCACAATGCTGGTAGCATTTCATTTTCCACCAAATGTTTAGAAACCTGGTTTAACACATGGGGTCGACTAACCCGTATTTTATTATGTTCAAACAAGTTTAATAACTTATTCAGGCGAATATTATGAAGTTCATTGAATTTACCATCCGCCGATTGAATGACGAATTGTTCATCGATAACCGACCGAATCTCTGAGTGAACCGTTTTATCTTTGATTGCCTTGAAAATACCATTGTTGACCGTAATAAAACTATAGTGTGTTAAAGGAACCGGACGGACCAACTTTTTCGCCAAAAACACCTGTTTGTCATTTACGGGCTCCTCGTCCCCACGAGTCTCTAGCCATTCGGCAAATTTTTCAGGGTCATCTAACGTAGCGGAAAGTCCAATAAATTGGATATGTCTAGGTAACAACATGAGGGAGTTTTCCCAGACATGTCCTCGGTCCTTGTCATTAATCATATGTATCTCGTCAAATATAACGCATCCAAGTTCTCTCTCTATATCCATTTCAAATGAATTAAAAGAGCTGGTTGTTAACTCGGTTTTTCGTTGAAGTTGGTACAGTTTATTCAATAAAATCTCGGTGGTCATGATTAAGACGTTGGCGTCCGTGTTCATTTTGATGTCCCCCGTAATAAGTCCGATGGATATGTGCGGGTACTTTTGCTTAAAATCATGGTACTTTTGATTGCTTAAACTCTTAATTGGACTACAATAAATAGATTTTTTGCCTTTAGAATGAAAAAAATCTATTGCGAATTCGGCCGGCATGGATTTGCCAGTTCCCGTGGGTGCTGTAATAAGGGTGTGGTTTCCCGTGATGATACTTTGTATGGCCCACTTTTGAAAGTCGTGTAGCTCGTAAGTAAAGCTTGAATAAAATTCCTTATACAAGGCTTCTTCTTCTTTAGGGTATATAAGGTCGCATATTTTTACCATTTTTGTTATATAATGTGATGTATATTCTAGCGGTATTCGTTTAAATCCTTTGGGTAATATTTAAGTACTCTATCAGTGGTATCTTGAAACGACGTTTTCAGTTTATTTAAATAACCAAAAAATATTATTGGGGTTTCTCTCTCTTTTATTTTATTAAAAATAAAACTTCAAACGGGAATCGTTATGAGTAAAAATCATTATCCTCAAATATCATTTACGCCATCTATATAGATGATGGAATCCGTTCTTAGCAAACGGACTCGTTGTGATTACGATTTGAAAGAACAACACATCATGAAGTTGAAAAAGCAAAATGTTTTAAATGACATTGAAGTTTTAAATTTAACGGGTAAATCCGTAATTTTTGAAAGTCAAGAAATAATTGCTTACCGAGTGGTTACGGCTTTCAAAGACCGGCGTATTATCAATATTATGGTAGTGTCTAAAACTCAATCTGGCAAGACCGGGAGCATGCTAGCGACCATAAAACAATTTTTGGAAGACAGTAGTAATTTAATACCCATTGAAAACATTTATATTATTACTGGTTTGTCGAGCTGTGAATGGAAAGAGCAAACCAAAGAAAGAATGCCCGAGACCATTCAGGCTCGGGTTTTCCACCGATGCGAGTTGCCCGTTACATTTGTGGATGAAATTGTTAACAAGCAAAATCTTCTTATTATTATGGATGAAATTCAAGTCGCTGCGAAAAAAGGCCAAACTATTTACAACACTTTTAAACGCGCTGGACTATTAGACAAATCCAAATTACATGAAAAGGATGTCAAGATATTAGAGTACACCGCAACGCCAGATGGAACCATCTATGACTTGATGAAATGGGGTGATGCGTCAAGCAAAATACTCGCAGATGTCGGGGAAGGATACGTGAGTTCGTATAATTTACTGGAAATGGGAAGACTAAGACAGTTTAAAGAATTATGCGGGTACAATGTTGACACGGGCCAAGTAAACGCAGAAGTCTTTACCAATATTCAGGAAATTAAAACAGATGTTGATACGTACGCAAGTCCAATGTACCATATTATTAGAACAAAAAATGGGGTATACCAAGACATCACTGTTCTAAATTTCCAGCAAGTGTTTGATGCGGAAAACTTTGAGTTTGTAAAGTATGATCGCGAAAGTGAAATTCAAGACATTAATAAAACATTAATGATATCCCCACTTAAACACACCTTTATTTTTATAAAGGAAATGTTAAGGTGTGCGAAAACATTAGTGAAGACATTTCTTGGAGTGCAATACGAGAGGTATACTCCAAATTCAGATGACGCATCAATCAATCAAAGTTTAGTCGGTCGTTTAAGTGGGTATGATGATAATGGTCTTAGCATTTGTTATACAAACCTTGAAAGCGTTGAAAAATATGAAACCCTGTGGAACAGCAACTTTGACGATACCTCAGTTCAATGGAATTCGAAAACGACCAAATTTGTCAACGGCACTCTTTCTGCGACAAATACGTTTAATGGTCCGAAAAACTATACTGGGATTTCGTTAGAAAACACAGATGATGACATTGTTGAACCAAGGGAACCCGTTATTAAAAAGTTTAAAACTCAAGAAGACGCAAAGGAATACTACCACAAAGAACTAAAGAAAGATTCTAAAGGTAGAGGTCCAAATAGGGTGAAGCCTAACGCGGAGGGTTATTATGAGGCGACGATTCGGTCAAAGAAGGGGGTTTATAGTTGCGAGGAACTAAGAGCGGAGCGACGACAAGGATTAACCGATACGAATTATAGGTGCAATCCTTGTTATGAGGTCAAAGAGGATAAAACAACCCTTCAGTGGTGGGTTATTCACTATTAAGTAGTTAGTTAGTATTAGGGTTTTAGCGTTTAAAATCCAAACTTATTTAATTTTTAAATAACTTATTTTTATTTTATCGCATTATATGATATTACAATATGTCTGAAATAGAACTAACGTCAGTGGTTCCTTCATCCGACGATTATATAAACTTCCTTACATGAGTGGAGGAAAAACTAGGCGAAAACGTCATAAAAAGAAAACGCACCGAAATAAATCCAAAAGAAAAAGATAATAACAAACTAATTTAGAACTATTTAGTGAAACTATAGTATAATACCAATATGAACAACCCCACACTAGAACTTGACCCTTCCGACATTCAACTCTTTTTATCCAAGGGTTGCGAACGTGCCAGCAATAGCGAATCTAATAAAATTCGCGAACACATACTAAATAATATTATTGACATTGGACAATATTATTTAGAACACCCAGAATATGGAGTTTATTGGACATCCATTAGAGAGAAATTCATCAGTGCGTTATCTTCACTATGTACCGAAGAACCGTTTAAAAAAATACAAATCAAACACAAAGGCGGCATGGGAAACAATTACGACTTTACGGTTCACTTTTTAGGCCAATTAGACCTAGAAACAAACAAACGTGCCGAAATACTCTCAATAATGTTGGAATTTAAACACAATTCCTCCAAAATGGAAGAGCTACCTCAGTTTTTGGAATTATACGATAAGGATTGTATAAATAAATATGACGTATGCCACGTCTCGTACGCGGAGTATTATTACGACCACTTTTTGGACGATTACTTATCTCTGGATCCTCATATTGTCGAACCAAAACCATTTAAAGACACCTATTTAAAATATGTTTACGATATCAAGTACAAACATCCGTTTTTCGCCAATTTACATGACCATAAAAATACCGCTACGGCGAAAAAACGGGAACTCGCCAACAAGTCGATTACAAGTTACTTACAACTTTATTTAAAGTACTTTTCCTATGACAAACTGGTAAATAAGATTAGAGAGAGTCAAGAGACCAAGATATTTTTACTGTGGGATTTAGTAAAGTTTAATATAGAATATGCGGATTTTGAAAATATGACCGTCGTTTCAGCCGATTACATTGAAGGTAAATCGTATTTTGACCTAAAGACAGACAACTGTAAGTTTGATATTCGCGTGCGAATTAACTGGGGCAACTCAATGGGACTTTGTAATCCAAGGTGGAAACTAAGTTTGCGAAGTAAGGGTTAATGTTTTTATGTGAAATCGTATTCGAGCTTTTTTTATAAGCGCCCGTAAGTTTACTCTAAATATTTATTTTTTTAATTTTCTTTTTTTGCGGCCTCCAAAGAAATGCCAACGATAAAGACGCTCGACCTAAATTATTACTAAAAGTATAGAGTACTTCATTATTAATTATTTTTGTTTTATATATTAGACTCTAGAAATAAATAGGAAAAATAGTTTCTAATTCGGTTTTGGATAACCCATTATTGCCTAAATAAAAATCTATAAATAACTGTGTCTTTGGGTTTTTAAAACTCTGAACGACCGACGCAAGCAACTGGCTTCCATTCGCCACTCCATCTTCATAATATACTTCGTTTAAATGATTTTCAACAAGATATGTAAATTCGCCGCCGCCGCAAATTAACGCATATTGTAACTTGTACTTAGAATTGCCGTTTCCACGATTCACTACCAGTACTTCGCCCGTTTTCCCTTCTACCCCCTGAACGTATTGTTTCTTTTCCGCGTTTGAAAATGTTTTGGCTTCCACTGTATGATGAACCGTAATGTTGGTATTGTAAATAAGCATCGGCTCCGTCTCATCGGTTGTTAACAATTCTTTTACTTGGTTCCAAACTACCGAACCCGTACGCACTCTCAATCCCATTTGTCGTAGGGTAGTTGCCCCGCTTAAAATCGAACGTAAAGTCGCCGAGTCCGGAGTGAAAATGTAGTTCTCTCCAATTAATACAGAGTAGTTACATAAATCTTCGGGTTTAGCTCGTTTACTCTTGGGAGACTTTTCCGAACCTTTTTTTTGTAGCATCAGACCAATCGTAGCTTGTTCCGTATCTAAAAACTGGCCGTTGCCTTCAAAATTAAGAATCTCCAGGATATGACACGTCTCCTTAATGTGGTTTCTAATCTTCGCATAATAGGCAGCATTTAAACAACTTTTGGAAATAATAAACGCTAATATTCCGCGGTCGTTCAATAGGCTTATTGCTTTCAAAAGGAATAAGCCAAAGGTATTAGGCCTTCCTACAATGTACGGTTGAAAGGATTCGTTCAACTTGTATCCCTTCTCGCAGACGCAGTATGGAGGATTGCCTACGATTAAGTCATACCGATTTCCATGAAAATCCATTTTAATAAAATCCGCGTGGATCAGAGACGTTTCGTTTACGAAATTTAGGGATTGAATCGCCTCATAAATAGTATCATTCAATTCAACGCCATCGATTTTAACGTTATTGAAATACTTATCACACGCATAAACAAGTTCACATGACCCACAAGAAGGCTCCAAGATGTTTCGTACTTCTATGTTTAAGGCGGTTCGATGTTTGTCAATAGACTCAAATAATTTACTGGTAATTGAACCTGGTGTAATAAATATCCCAAATACCTTCTTCTCCTCTTTACCAATTTGTTTTGTTATTTGTAAAGACAATTCACTAAATTCGGACTCCATGTTTTATGAAATAATGATTTAAAAAAAAACTATTACCAAATGAACCACTTAAATAATAATAATGT